GCTTAAAGGTGCAGACCTTATGGTAATTAGCAACGAACTAGGTGTACGCTATGTTGAAGTTAAAACAGATACACAATCTAAAGACACAGGTAACGTAGCTCTAGAGATACAGATAGTACAGGACAACGGCAGCAAACAGATAGGGTGTCAATTTAAAACATTTGCAGACTTTATGTTCTACTGGATTTATCCGACCAACGAACTTCTTTACTGGCAACCTGAAGCGATGATACCCTACATTGTAGACTGGATAATGGAAGGTAAGTACAAAATTATAGAAGCTGAGAATAAAAATTTTTTTTCACGCAATCTTATCGTACCTATTAAGGACCTGGTCGCGACTGGGCTCGTAAAGACGTTAGACGTTTCTTATCACTTGTTGGAGGAAGTAGAGGCTAATCAACTATAATAAAATAATGAAAAACAAATTGTTGTGTACGTCTTGTAATAAAGATTATGAGATAACACCAAATTATAAGAAATGTGTTAATCTAGGATGTATAAAATATAATATAAAAATTAGGAGATAATATGCCAATAGGAAAAAAAGGTAAGAAAAAAAGATACGGTACTGGCAGAAAACCCAAAAAATAATGGCTGCTAAAAAAGGTCTTTATTACAATATGAATAAAAGAAAAAAAGCAGGTACAAGTAGGTCTAAAAAAAATTCTACTATTTCACCTAAAGCTTACGCTAATATGAAAAAAGGTTTTCCAAAAAAGAAAAAGAAGAAATAATGGGAAAAAAAACAAAGATAAAACAAAATATTTTTGATAGTCCACAATCTTTAAAAAAGTGGAGTTTAGAATTGTCAGATGCTTGTGGTAGTGTCATTGTACAAAAGAGACCTAATGTATCACGAATAGATTCTTTAGTAGAAAAATTTGTAGATGATTATAACAGTAATGTAGAACAGGCTCAAGATGGCGATTGAGTATAGAGGTGAAAAATTCTCAGGTTATAACAAACCTAAAGCTACACCTAGTCATGGTTCTAAATCACACGCAGTGTTAGCTAAATCAGGTAGCACAATTAAGTTAATTAGATTTGGACAAAAAGGAGTTAAGGGTAGTCCGAAGGGTTCAAAAAGAAATAAAGCTTTTAGAGCAAGGCATGCTAAGAACATCAAGAAGGGTAAAATGTCGGCTGCATATTGGGCAGCAAAAACTAAATGGTAACTAAAAACATAATATGTATTTCACCAGAATGTGAAAATACGTTACCTCAAAAAGCACGTAAGTATTGTTCTGATACCTGTAAGTGGCGTGAGCAAAAAAGAAAACAACGTTATAAAGAACAGGGTAGAGAGTACGAACCTGAAATAAAAGAATCTAACAAAGGCACAGTTACACAAGTTAGACGTGGTGCTTTATATGATAAGTTTGTAAATGAAGGTTATGCTTTAGATTTAATACAGGGCAGATTAACTAGACAAGAAATAGCAGACGAATTAAAATGTACGTCTTCACATATCAGTAGGCTACTAGGTGCATTCCAAGAAGATTACGCTAAAGATAGGCAAGCTGAAAGCTGGGAGATATCAGATGACGCAGAACAATCTTTAAAAGATTTTGGAGAATTTAGAGACAGATACTTTTTAACTGAAATGGGTATACCTTTTGAAACTGCAGACTTTCATGTTAACTGGATAAAATCTATTAACAAAGCTTTACTAACTGGTGGACAGCAAATGATACTGTCACCACCACGTCATGGTAAAACTGAATTGTTAATACATTTTGTTATTTGGCTTATTATGAGAAACCCTAACATACGTATTATGTGGGTTGGTGGTAACGAAGATATTGCTATGAACTCTGTTATGTCAGTTATGGATACACTAGAGCAAAATGAAAAACTTAAAGAAGATTTTTGTGGTCCAGGAGGAACATTTAAACCAGCAACAAGAGCAGGTAAAATGTGGTCACGTAGTGGATTTACTGTATCAACACGAACAGTAGCTGGTATTAAATCACCAACAATGATAGGTATAGGTCGTGGTGGTAAGATACTTTCTCGTGACTGTGACTTAATTATTGCTGATGACATTGAAGACCACAGTTCTACTATGCAACCAGCGTCAAGAGAAAATACAAAAAACTGGTGGACAACTACATTAGGTTCAAGAAAAGAAGAACATACAGCTATGGTACTTATAGGTTCACGTCAGCATCCTGAAGATTTGTACTCTGCAATTCTAGAGTCAGAAGCATGGGAAACTATAGTAGAAGAAGCACACGATAGCCTTTGTGTTATACCTGAGTTTGAAGAAGAAGACCATGTTGATTGTATGTTGTGGTCAGGTAAGAGAACTTTTAAATGGTTAATAAATAGAAAACGTGATGCTATGACTACAGGTGGTTTAAAGAATTTTGAAATGGTTTATCTTAATAAAGCTTACAGTGACAGTCTTAGATTATTTAATCCTGAACAGATAGAGAAATGTTATGACCCTAATATTGGTTTAGGTCATATACCTAAAGGTGCATATCTAGTAGCAGGACTTGACCCTGCAGCTACAGGGTATCAGGCAGGTTTCTTATGGGCAGTAGAGACAAATGCTTCTCAAATTAAATTAACATTAGTTGACTTAGAGAATCATCAGGGTGGTGGTTTAGATGAAGCTTTTGCTTTAATCAAAATGTGGCACGACAAATATAACTGTTATCACTGGGTTATTGAAGAGAACGGTTTTCAGAAAGCTATAAGACAAGACCAGAGAATAAAAGAATACTGTAATGTGCAAGGCATTAAATTAGAAGGACACGAGACACATAAAAACAAATGGGATGAAAAATTTGGAGTAACTGCATTAGCACCTATGTTTAACGAGCAGATGATAGTACTACCTTTTTATGATGCAGATGCACAAAGCAAATCTATAACGTATACAAAACAATTAGTTTACTTTGCTTCTAAAGGTAAAGGTGGAAAAGGCTACAAATCAGACGTAGTTATGGCAAGTTGGTTTCCTATGAAAGTTATCAGAGCATTAACAAAATTAGTATATTCTGATATAGGAATAGAATACACTCCTAGTTTTGATGGCTATAATAGTGTACAATGGAACGAAACACCTTGGAGTTAAATGAAACCTGACGCAATAATCGAAAGAGCTTCTTATTTAAAACGAATGCATGATGATGCATTAACAGACAGAGCAAGATTTAGAGCTATATTAAATGGTGGTGAAGATGGTATTAAACAGTTATTAGGTCCTGGACTTGATGCTAGTGAGTCACATACAATACCAGCACCTAACCTTATGCTATCTGCTTTAGATAGACTAGCTCAAAAAATTGGTAAAGTTCCAACGTTAGATGTACATATTACTAATGCTAGAGATAGTGTTAGGAATCAAGGTAAGAAAGAAAAAGTAGAAAGAATTTTATCTTCATACGACAGTATGCAAAAATTAGAATTACAATTACCTCAAGTTTCAAGATGGCTTCCTGGTTACGGATTTGCTGTATGGGTTATTACAACAAAATTAGATATGAATGGACATATGTATCCATGTGCAGAATTACGCAACCCTTACGATTGTTTCCCTGGTTATTTTGGAAACACACAGCAACCTGATGAGTTAGCAATTATTCAAAAAGTTCCTATAACAAAACTTATGGAGATGTACCCAGAGCTTAAAGCATATTATAGAGATAAAGATAATGATTCACAATCATATGATGGTTACAATCTAAGAACTTCAGACGATGGTAGTTGGGAAAACTCAGATGAAAACGGAGATGTAATTTTAGAATATATGAACCTAGAGGGTACATATGTTGTACATGTTGCTTCTAAGAAAATAGTAGACTTTGTTCCTAATCCTCTTAAATCAGGTCCATCTTTTGTAGTAGCTAAAAGATTTAGCTTTGACAAAATACAAGGTCAGTTTGACCAAGTAGTTGGACTTATGGCTTCTATGGCAAAGATAAACATTTTATCTGTTATAGCTATGGAGGATGCAGTATTTACAGAAACAAATATAGTTGGAGAAATAGAATCAGGACAATATAGAAAAGGCAGAAATGCTATAAACTATTTAACACCTGGTTCACAAATAGTAAAACCTGTTACTAACTTACCGTATCAGTTATTTGAAGCTGTTGGTAGATTAGAAAGACAATTAAGAGTTGTTGCTGGATATCCAGTTCAAGACGATGCTATCTCACCTAATTCATTTGTAACTGGTAGAGGTCTAGAAGAACTGGAATCTGGTGTAGGAGCTATGGTTACTGAGTATCACACAATACTTGAATATGCTTTACAAGAAATAGATTCTAAAAGATTAGAGTTAGATGAAGTGCTTTTTGGTAACAAAAGAAAACCTTTGACAGGAACTTATAAAGGTGCATCTTTTTCAGAAAACTACACACCATCTACAGATATAGATAAAAACTACAGCACTAGAAGAAAGTATGGTGCTATGGCATCATTCGATGCACCAAATAAAATTATTACAGGACTACAGTTAATGCAAGCTGGAGTTATAGATAAAGAAACTATGCAACAGGAAATGGATGGTTTAGAAAATATAACACACATTAATGAAAGAATTACTAAACAGAAGTCAGAAGAAATTATGGACCAAATGTTAATACAAGCATCTCAGCAAGGTGACAAAACTGCTATGGCTGCTGTTGTAGAAATTTATAATAACCCTAAACAAAAAGGTTCTATATTAGAAAAATACTTTACAGCACAAGGTGAAGAACCAAGTCCACAGGAACAAGCTATGTTACAGCAAGCAATGGCTGGACAACAACAAGGTGGTCCACCAAACTTACAAGCTATGTTAGGAGGCGGTAATGCCCCACCTGTTCGATAGTGATAACGAAAAGTTTGCACAAATAATTGCTAGTAATTTTTCTGACCCAATAGAAGAAGTAATAGAAGAGTATGACCTACCTGAATATGTTAATGCAGAATACACTACACTAGCAGTTACTTATGTTCCTGGTCTAGGAAGAATAGAAATTACATTTCATCCTGATACACATGGGAATACATTTTGAGTAGGAAAAGAAAAGTTGCAGATTATAAAGCTGATGATTATAAAGGACAAGCTAAAGAGTTAGATACTTTAAGAAACTCTGCACCATTAGAACAGATAGAAGAACCTATTGTACCTACACAAGCAAGACAACCTGCACCTAGTAATTTAGGTGGATTTGTACAAGATGTTACTGCTCCTGAACAAGACCCTATGGTTAGTCCGTTAGCAGGTACACAAGATGGATTTAATAGATTTAATGCAGCTCCTGATGCAAATATGATTTTACAAGCTATGTATAAAGTATTGCCTAGCAAGGAGATAGCAGCCTTACTGAAAGACTTGTAATATGGCTGAAATAAGATGGTGGTGGCAATCTCCTGTACAAGATGAAATAGAAGAAACCCAACAAAATTCAAGGATAGACCAAGCTAAAGTAATTCAAGGTATGATTGAGTCTGCACCACAGACTGCTACTAATCTTCAAGGTTTAGTTAGAGAACATTTTTATTTACCCAAAGATGTATTAGTTGGTGCATCCTTAATGAACTTAACAGCACAATCTCCTGAAATAGGAACTATAGTTGAACGATGGCTTGACTCTGAAAAGACTTGGTGGGATAGAGTAAAGTCTGTAGGTAGAGGAACTATAAGAACTGCGTTTACAGCATTTGATTCTGTGCAAGATGAGATAGTTAAAAAACCTGTACTAGCTTATCAAAAATATTTAAACCAAAAAAAATATAGAGACAGTCAAGGAATATTAGGTGCATCACTACAGCTTTTAATTAGTAATGATGCACGTAATGAGCTTGGACAAGTAAGAGATATATTAGGACCTTCTGTAGGTAGAACAGCATTACAGAATTTGTCAGCAGGTAAAAAGGTTAACTTAGGTGAAGGATACTTTCCTAACTCTACATTAGCTGAAGATACAGATGTGTATAAAGAATTAGTAGGTAGAGGTGTAGACCAAGATGAAGCTAAAAAGATAATACAAACCTATTATGGTCAAGACATTACTAACAACGAAAGAGAACGTGACGAAAGTCTTACTATACAAACTAGATTTGGTACAAGTAAGCTAACACCAGCAGCACCATTAACAGCTACTGTATTTGAACCAGGAACAAAAGGTTACGATATTATGTCAGGAATTATTGACGGTGCTTTTACTTTAGTAGCTGACCCATCAATATTAGTTGGTAGTTATCTAAACAAAGCAGGTAAAGCTGTTAGGTCTCTATCACAAGCTGATGTTTTGAAAAGTGCAGGAATTATAGATAATGCTGTACGTAAAACTATACACGTTCCTTCTGCTACAGAATATTTAACTGCTACAAAAGGTGGTAGAAAAATTGTAGAACAAATAGCATTAGCTGATAACTTTGACACTGTTGGTCGTTTATTAAAAAATCAAGGTGATGCTGCATTACATAAAAATTTAATGAAAGCTAACTCACCACAAGAAGTTACTGATTTATTAATACCAGCAATAGAAACTGCTGTTAAATTTAAAAGACTAGACCCTAATTCATTAGCACTAAGAGGTTCTGTTTCTAGTGCAGCAGGTAGATTAGTTGGTGGAGAATTTGGAGAAGCAGTAGGATTTATGGGTGCAGTTCGTAAATCACAAGCTGATAGTGCACTAGGTAGAATATTTGCAGAATTTCCTGTACCAAAATTAAATGTTAAAGATTTAAACCAATCCTTTTTTGATTTTAAACAATGGATGAAGTGGGCAAAAGTAGATGATGATGTTGCTGAACCTGCATTGCAGAGACTAGCAGAACTAGCTGAAAATCAAATATTAAATCCTGATGAAGCACAATCATTAAAAAATATGGGAGACGTGTTAGACATTTGGAATGATGTACTTGGTCATATTGGACAAAAGTTTGAAGCTATAGATTTACCTCCACAATTAATGAAAGGTATTAAAAAATGGATGGCAAGCGTAGATGAGACACATAGATACTTTGTTAATGAGTTAGGTGAACTTGAATGGTTCCCTGGTTCTAAGTTTGAACAAATACCTAAGATGATGAAAGAAGAATTTTCTGAAGTATTAACTGATGACGACACAGTTACAGTTATTGAAAAAGTATTAGCAAAATTTAAAGGCGACACAACAGTCGTTACAAAAGAAATAGAAGATATAGTTGCA